CTAATATAATTTTACCAAAAAGTGGTATTGCGTTTCTCTTTACAGCTATAGCATCGAACGCTCCCTCTACGATAGTTATTGGTTGATTCCAATTTATAAACAAATCAAATCCAATAATATCTTTTGATACTTTTGGATTCTTATGTTTAAATGAAGCATCTTTATAATAACTCCTACCTGTAAAGAAGTTTAGTTTACCTTTAATATCATAACTAGGTATTATAATCATTTTTTCATACTGACCTGTTTCACAGTAACCTATTCCATAGCGTATAATATCTTCCTTTGTAAGACCTCTGTTTTTTAAATACATTAGTGCATTTCTAAACTCAGGATTAGTTTTATTACCATTTATAATTAATCTAAACTCTGGAGGTAAGCTTACGTGTGTTTCATCAACTTCTTTTATTTTTATATAACTATCTACATACTTATTTAAATCTTTAAATTGTGAAATTGTAGCATTAATTTTTTTAAAAAGTGTGTATAACTTTCTACCTTTAGAGTTACAAACCCAGCAATGCCAATACTGTGTATTTAAATCTACTTCTAACTTGTGTTTATGATGATTACATAAAGGACATTTAAATGATACATTATTACCAGATGTCTTTTTAGATCTACCTATTACTGTTTCTAATAAACTAATTAAACTCATACGTTAATATATGAAAATTATTGCGATTAACCAACTATTTCTTTTATTATTTGTTTAGTGTCAATATCGATTTTTACATTACCAAATCGTCGTGGACCTATACAATCATTATAAAATAATTCATTAGAAGCTACGTGAAATCGGTGATGAAGATTTTCTTCTAGATAATTAACTTGCCCTTTAGTTTTACCTAATATAAGAATAATAAATTTAAAATGCAACTTTCCTAGTTGTTTTATATCTTGGTTTAGCTCTTTTGATGAACCTGTATACTCTTTCCAGTTAGAGTCTTTGCGTACAACTTTACGTCGTGTTTTACCTTTAACCTTTACACGTCTTGTTGAACCAAAATATTTACGACCAATATATTGCTTACCTGTATCGTTATTTGTAATGCTATATACAAATCCAAAATACCCTTCAGGTGCTTCATCGAGCACTTTATTTTTATATAACCAATGACTCATATTATGTATCGAATTGTACGTTGAATACTATATCTAATTCTTCAGGACTTTTTACAGGATAAGCTAATTTTGCTACTGCTAGCAATTCATTACCCTCACTATATAGCCCAATTGTTGTAATATATGGATTAAAAAATGATGCAGATGCAATACCTTTTAAATTCATATTATTTAAGTTATAATTTTTTCTTAACGTAGGATTTAAAGAAACATTAAAATCACCATTTTCAACTACACATCTGTAATTGTGAACTTCGATATCTTGCGTGCCTTTAAAATTGAGTGTGTAGTCTTGTAACAGGGCATCATATGATTCAGATAAATCGGTAATAGTTAACATTGAATGATTATAAAAAACATTACCAATTATATTATTGTCTTTACCGTAATATGTATGCAGTGATAAAGCTTCTGCTGCTGTTAGTGCTTTTTTCATTACTCTAAATTGATCGAAACTTGCTCTACTTGGGTAAATATAATTAGTAGCTCGAGTATGTGCATATTGTTGTTCTTGTGTCTCTTCAAGATCATCAGCTAACTGCTCTCTTGGTATATCAATACGCTCTCGATACTGTGTGCCCCATTTTCTTGCTCCAAGGTGTATGTCAGAATGTATAGTACCAACATTAATACCATCGACAGGATCAGTTTTACTAGCCTGCAAAGCTCCATCTACATACATTTGCATAGTAGAACCAGACTTTTGAATCACTACACTGTGCCAGTTATTATCATTTACTAAAGCAGACGAAGTAATCATTGTTGTGTTTCCAGTTGTACCTCTCTGAAAATATATCTTACCATTTAATGCCGTGTTTTGATTATAAACATTTAATTCCCAAGGAATTTTATGTGACCACATTCTAGATGTAGCTAATACATTATAATCATGTGCTCTTAATGTCCTATAACCAGAACCGTTTGGATTTTCATATGGTCCAGTAAAACTAGATGTTACTGATTGTGATGTAGGTAATAATACTCTTAAGGATACACAAAAATCACTATCATATGCTTGTAATTGATTAGCTAATTGTTGTGTGTTATTTATTCTAACAAAAGATCCAGCAACTGGTTTTGTAAATATAGTTGGTTGCCCGGGTATTGTTTCATAGTAAGGTTTTAATGGTATTAGTGAGCTTGTACCAGTTGTTTTAACAAAAGCAGACCCACTGAATCCCCATGGACCACCTGTAGGGCCTGGGTTATTATAACTAAATGTTACATTAACACCTTTTGCTTCATACGGTCCATCACTAATATCTATTATATCTATATTACCATTTTTAAAAGTTCTATCGTTTGTATAATTACCTTTTTGAAATTTCCACCCATCATTAAAATTAACCTTTACAAAATAATCATTTCTAGATTGTGGTTTAAACCCAGGAGCTGAAGATATACTATTATCTAATAAATTGCCTTGGCCATCATCATAGATTGTGACATTAGCATTACTCATTGTAACAGTATTTTCTTTCATCCTGTCACCTGTTATACCGGAAGGAATGGATATTACATGTACTTCTCTATGTAAATTTCGTTCCTGTTGCTTAAAGTATTCAGGATCACCGGAAATATTATAATTTTCTGGATCTGCATAATATAAATGGTGTATAGAATTAAATACAGTCCTATCATACTTACCATTAGTAATAGGTTCGTTAGCGACATTAGAATCGTTTATATCTCCTAAACTAAAAGAGCCATTTGAAAATCTACCAAAATATTCTTGTATATTATATAGTGAAGCATTTTCATCTGTTACTATCCATGATTTGTGAGCAACAAAGTTTTTACGAGATTTCGTAGCAGACTTAATTGGCTTGTACATATAGTTTGACGCCATATTATCTCTCTGGTAGTAATCTAATTTAACACGTATCGTTGTTTCTCTTTCAAAGTTTTTTAACATCGGTTTACTTAACTTGGCTACAGCTAACAATTCATTATTATCATTATACATACCAACAGTTGTTACAAAAGTTTGTGGATTCTGTATGAATGAGTTATGACGTAATTGTCCTACAGAGCCTGTCTGAAAGGTTGGGTTAGTAGAGTAATTATAATCTTGGTTTCTAGCTCTAACGAAATAGTGTGTAGATGTAACATCTTCCTCAGCACGTAATGCAAAATATTTTCCTCTATTAATTGCGTTATACAATTTTGCTGGCATTGCATCATTTGTATTAGCAGAATTAGCTGCTCCAAGTTCTAAACCTGGTGTGCTTTGTGGTCCAGATGTTTCATCACCTATTAGTTTATCACCTGCAAAAGCAAATATCCCTAGTTGAGGGTAAAACTTACCCCAATAATGATAATTACCTGAACCATCGGAAAATACACCGTCAGTTTCAGATCCACTTACTATATTATATACTAAATGACCGTTTGTTGTATCACCATTAGCTACAGAACTATCGTCGATTAATTTTAATTTAGCATGTGCACCAGAAGATCCACTAGCATAAAATCCAGCGGATGATGATAGGTGCAGTTCCCAATTACCAGCATTTACACCTTGCTTATATCTAGCTCTATTCATACTTAAGAAAAACATCCTATCATGCCCATCTCCTTCAGCATCTGTAAACGTAGTATTAGGATCGGTATTTTCTAGTAGTAAATTTCTATACTGACTGTATACTGCTCTTGTTGGTGATTGCCCAACTGTTGCTCCAGTCTCTCTAACAGAACCAGACCCTCTGCGGTGACCGTAAGCGACACTAAACTGTACCTCTGCTAATGTATCTGCTGCAGGGTTGGTATTATAAAATTCATAATGATATTTACCGGAAGCAGCTGCTACTTGTGTTGAGGAAGTATGGAACGCTGTTAAGCTTCCAGAATTTCTACTAAATGCTGTGGAAGTTACTCCTCTTACTATATTCCCTAGTATTATATCACCGGGATCTAATGTTGTATATGACATATATTATTCTCCTGCTCTCTTAACCTTGTATCAACGATGGATCTTGATTAACTGTTATTGGTATTGTTACCGACCCACCTGTATCAATTCCTGTTATAGTTAATGTGGCTGTTGTTGTTTGTACTAATGAGTAAGCTGTTAAAGTAACAGATTGAGCACTTACAGTTGTTGCTATCTGATACCCTGTTGGACCTCTACCACCTTCAGCTGAACTTTGATTAGCATTTTCATTACCCACCATTGTTGCAATATCTGAATTAGATAAAGTAAATGAATATCCCGATGCATTTGCTCCTGTGACATTAGCCGTATCAGGAATTATTGTTGTAGATTGACCTGGCGTTGTTAAAGTAACAGCTGTTTGTACGACTGAAACAACAGGCAGTATTTGTGTATTCTTAGGTAATGTTACCAACCTATGCTTTAATGTTTGTGTATCATTTGTAAAAGCTTCAAGTATAGGTAAGCCTTCAATAGCTTGACCATAATAAGCAGTACCTAAATTATGTGAGGTATCATACATACCATAATCTATTTCATCATCACCTAAACCAAACTTCGTAATGTTTAGTTGACCGGCAGCTAATCTCTCTCTACCTAACTTTGTAAGTACAGCATCTACTGTTACAGATGCATTATCTAAATATCCCATTTTAACTCTCCTATTCTATATAATATAAATATAAGCGTAATTAATATTACCCTTATCTTACTATAATTGTTTGTGCTGGACTTGCTGGACCAGCTGTATTATTAGGTCCTGACCCTATAGGACTTACTGCATTACCAAATGAATCAATTGCATCAGGTCTATTTAATCCTGGAGCAGGGTCAACTACTATTATATTTGGATTAACTAATTGGAACTCAGCTACAGGACCACCATCTATTGTGTTCTGACTTGGTGCATTAAAATCAGGTGATGTCATTTTACAACCATCTATTACTAGCCTTCGCTGTGCATGGCTAGAAAAATATTGCTGATTTACATCTATTGATTTTGGATAAATATTACTAATAACTTTTGCAGCTGATCCTGTTACAGATTGACTAACAGGAGCTGTAAAAGCACCTGGCCTAAAGAAGATATTAAATGTTGGTACATATTTATAATCATCACCACCAGATAATAATTTGGAACTTGAAACATATACTTGTGCTGCAGATAGTGTAGCTTCAGCAAAAGATACACCTTCATATTCACTCCCTTCAAGGAATCTATCCATATATGTTATACTACTAGTAGCATTTTGCTGTGACGATCTAACACCAATATTAATTGGTGCATTAAAGTTAGTATAATAACTTCCGTCAAATTGTTGACTTGATTGAGCATCACCATTAAATGAAGATGTATAGTTACTTATACTAGCAGTAAAAAATTGTATCTCTTGAGACATCGATGTATGGCCAGCTAATTTTACTCGCTCTAATAAATTAGGTCTTATTTCAATACCAACAACAGCATCTGCTCTAGCTGGTACCATTGCTTCCATTTGTTTGAATAATCCTTTATTCATAGTGTTTAATAATTTAATAAATTCCCACACATTATATGATCTACTAAATTTTTTAAAGTAAAGATTTTTAGTGTTTCTCAACGAAGTGTATTCACTGTTAAATTTATCTCTTGGATCACCTAT